TTCAAGTTCTTTGCTTAAGTTCTTTTCTTGGCGCATGTTACTTAATTCTTGGAAATCGGGGTCACTCTTCTTCCATTGTTCAAACATTGGTTTCATCTTGTCAGGATTAACCCCTGTTTCTTCTTGAAATTTTGCGTTTTCCTCGGTTTCCTTTTGTGTTTTAATTGCGTTTTGATACTCTGCGTATGTATTAATGTTATGAGAATCACCATACATTTCTTTAATCATTTTGTCTTTTGTTTCTGATTCGGTTTTTCTTCTCACATCAGCATACTTGGCATTGTCTTCTTGCGATTGTACTGGTTTCACATCGGCGACTTGTGAATCTTTAACGCCTGTATCCTGTACATCTATTTGAGGCTCTACGATTGCCTCTTGTCCCTCGCTAGGGTTTAAATTTTCATCCATTTTTATATCTTCCTCTCGTTTTTACGCTACTTAAGCGATATTTTTCTACATAAGAAAAGCACCCTGTTAAGAGTGCTTATAATAAGTTAGATTATTCTGCTATTTCATAAGTTTTCCAAAAAATGTCCTCTTTGCAAGGATAAAATTCACCGTTCACACCTTTAATAATCCAATCTCCATCGCTTGCGGTTATAATACCTTCAAGTGTTTCAATAGCTAGTTTTTCATTATCGGTTATCTTTGCAATAGGGTGTAATTCTTCAAACCCTTTTGGAAAACAAGGTTTATTTATCCATTGGAAAGCTTCTATCACTACTGGTTTCTTTCTATATTTCATGTTGTCACCCCTTAAATGATTCTTGTATATTTTCACTGCGACTTTGCTCGATCATTTTATTTTTACACTTCTCATTCATGCAACCCCATATATGCACCATAGTGATATCTGTTGTACCTTCTGTTGTCTTATTGCCACCACTGAGAACACGGAGAGGATTACCACATACTGAACAATTCATTAAAACACCTCCTGATTATAATGACACTTTCCATTATAGTATACTCCACATGAACTCTGTAAACAGTTCATGAGCGTGTATTCTTCAACCACTACTTCTTCGCAACCTTGTATAATTCCAGTATCTTCATTTATTAAGTCATTCTTGTATTGTTTAACATATTTTGTTGACTTACGGTTGTACGGACATTGCACCTTGACCACCTCCTTGCATACTTTGTATTAAAAAAGCACCCTATTATGAGTGCTTAAAGTTTATTACTTATTTATTTAGTTTCATAATCTCTCCAAGGGTTACGGCACACTCCCTGAATTCTTTCTTTTCTTCGTTAGTCAATTTCATTCCCTCCACCTCATTACTCAGCCATTCATCAAACTTCACATATTGTCTTTCTGATATAAACAAACAATTTTCTGCCGCATTTAATTTTTTCCATTGTCGTAGCTTGTCTGTAATCCATACGATGTAATCATGTTCTTTCACGTCCTCGTCTGATTTAATGTTGTGTGCTTGCTTGTATAACTCCCGTCTTAAATTCATTGCTTCCCCTTCAATACTCTCTTATTCCGTTGTTCTACTGACTTGCGGACATATTCTGATAAATTTTCCTGCTCAATTTCTGCTGCCTTGATGGTTTCAGCTTTTAGCTTTTGTGATACTCGAACATCGGGAAGCTTTTCACCTTTGGTTATTGGAGACATTAGCGCACTTCCTTTAACTCAAAGACAATACCTTGGCACCACTTATTGCCTTCTTCATCTAAAATATCAAAGGTTTCATGTGGTACGCCAATTTCGTATGTCCAGAAATAACCTTCTTCACCTTCACATTCTATTGATAATTCTTTACATTTTTCCTTTGCGGCTTTGGAATATTTACATTCTTCTTCACATTCTTCAAAGATACCATTTTCGTCTAAATAAACTTCTCCACCATTAAAACACCCTGCTTCATCATCAATAGCACCCCTAAATTCAACATTATCATCAGAATAACCAAATACAATAACATAACCTAGCTCTTTGGCTTGAAGTTCTTCGAGTTTTGTAGTTTCTACCCCTTCATTTCTTCCATCTAGCGTTTTTGCAAATTCCTTTAAATTCATATAATTACCTCCTTAATAAGATAATTATATTATATATCATTTGTCTAGCATATGCAATACTTATTTTATAATGTTTGTGGTTGTTGTATAGAATTAACCACTTGATTAATCATTTGCGGATTCTGTTGCAAAACCGCCTGCTCCTGAGGATTAAGTTGCCCCATAATATTCCCTGCGTGTTGTTGCATTTGTGCGGCTTGTGCTTGCTGTTCTTGCATAAGTTTTTCTTCTTTCTCAAAGTCTTGTTTAAGTTCCTGCGGCACAATGTTTTTAGGCGAATACTTTACAAATTGATATTTGGTTATGTCTTTTTTGTCATACATATTCTGAACAACCGTTAATTGTAAAGCTTCCGAATATTCGTTTGCGGGTCCAACATCAATGACTAAATCAAAGTTTATTTTAGCGGAATCACTTCCTGTAAATTTTTTGGTTATATCTTCTCCCTCTAAATTTTTGCCTTGAATTGGTCTTGGCATATTGTAATTGGATTTATAAAACTGCTCGTAAATTCTGCCTATGCACTTTACCATTCTATAAACTTTATTTTTATCAGAAGCATAAGGCTTTTGCGCTTGGCTTTGTAATGCCATTATTGCCGCTGCTGCCATGTTAGCACCTAATGCTTCACCGCTGTTTATCTCTGTAGTGCTTGTAGTCTGCCTGCTTAACTCTATAAGCTTTTCAGCTAGTAAAGGTGGCATATTACTAAAATTAGGTGGTTGCATATACTTGATACCATCTGCACCTTGCATCATGCTATGGTCTGTTATAATCTCTCCTGGTGTATTTGTAATAGGTTGTAGCAATGCTCCCACTTTAACCAATACCTTTGCCCATGCATTACCTTGAACGCTGTTTAAAATCATGCTGTATACCCAATTGATAGCTTTGTTAATTGGGATAACATCTTGTATTGAAGATCTTCCGAAAGTGCAATCCTTTATTTCGTCTAAAACTAAAATAACTATCGGATATAATGTAGCAGGTTCAACTTCCATACCTTCTATTGATGGTGCAAGTGCAATAGACTTCTGTATTGTTGCTGTCTCTGTTACCTCTACCCACCACATTTGTTTATTCTTTCGATAATATTTGATATAACTTGTTGCTACATTTGAGTTCTCAGTAACTTCATTCTCTAATTCTGTACCTTTTTTAGGTTCGTCTGGCTGTATTGTTTCCCATCCTGTTCCTGTTTTCTTTGCACGTTCTTTCAATGTATCAGCATCACTTGCTTTTCTTATCGTAATAAATGACTGGTCCTGGACTTGATAAGCACTTAGTCTGGGGTTACCAAAACATATATCTTTAAGGTTTATTGATTCACCTTTTAATGTGCCTATATAAGCTGTGAATTGTCCTCCACTGTATTCATTGTCAAGTAAATAGTGCAGTATTCCTGTTCCCTCTACAATTGTATTATTAACTAATGATTCAATTAAACCATCCTGGTCAATGTCTGACCATGTTTGTGCTGCTGCATCGGTATAATCCTCTGCTGCTTTCATTAAGGGTTCTGAATTACCATCTTCGGGTAACTCTCCCGGAGAATAAACCATTTTAAGATTCTGTGAAAGTATATTAGACTTCTTGTTTCTTGTGATAAAATTTATTTGATTAGTGGTAACTCTCGGCATTCGTGTTTCTTTAGACACTGGTACGTTTTCCCAATGTCTGCCCTCATTGAAGTCTACACACTCTTTCCATGTAGCAAAAAAACCTTTGCTAGTTTTGTAGGTCTTGTCAAGATTAAACTCTTTTACTATACTTGCCGGATCTATTTTAATTGCCATTTAAACACCTCCTATAAAAACGGATTGATAGAATCTAACTGCTCTGATGTGAATTTATTAACTTTCTCAACTGCTTTCTGCTGTGCTGTTGTCTGCACTACCTCTACTATTGGAGCAATAGGACTGTGTAGCTCTGGTTCCTGCTTATTCGCTATTTGTATATTCCAGCGTAATCCAATCTGCATTGATTTTAGGGCAACAAAAAAGCCTGTTACAAATGCTAGTAACAAGCCGATTATTAATACTATATTCATTTATTCCACCTCTTTGAAACAATATTGATATTCTTCTTTACTCTTTAATGTCATTTTTATTCCGAATACTTCATCTATACATTCAATAGTTCCATCTACGGTTAATTTGTCAACCAACCATTTGGGATATATTAAAGACTTTGGTTGAGATTTACTATTGCTTAATTTTCTATATGCTTTTCTAATAACATCTATGTTTACCATATGTCAAGGTCATTCCTTTCCTGCCTAGTTTCAAACATCCAAAGTTTCTTTTTCTTTTTTTCTTCGACTATTACTGGTCTTGGTCTGCCTGCAACAAAGTAAGAAAGCATGTCACAGGAATGGGTGAGAATGTGTGGCTGATTTGCGTATTCATTAGGCTTATTCTTATCCTTTTGAATATTCTGCAAGCATCGTGTCGTTTCCTTACACATACCTTCATCAAAGGTCAATAAAGCTGTCTCGTATTCTTCGCCTGTCTGTTCATCCTTTACTATGATAGGCTTAAGATGTTCGGCCAACATATATGCCCCTTGTTCACGACTACCGGGTACAACTTGACTTAGATATATGCCATTAGCCTGAAATACTTCTGCATTGCTCTTGCCTGTCTGATTGGATAAGTTCCACATGTCTTTTGGTGCTAAGTAAGAGTAGATTGTTTTGCCTGCTGTAAGGGTTCTGAGTTCTTCGGCTGCATCTGATACTAATAAACCGCTCTTGCATATTTCTCCCTTTTGCCTTGCATAACCATAACGGTCAATCTCGAATAATCCTGCTGCTAACATGTCACGCCCATAGTCTAAGGCTATGTAATACCTGGAATTAGCCTTGTCAAACTCTACTGGCTTAATATGAATAGATTGTTTATATTCGTTAAAGTATGCTCCGCCGGGTACTAAGAAGGCTTCTTCTTCTGTCTCAGGGTACTCAGCTAATGTTGAATCTCCTAAATCTTTCTTTGTCTGTGCATACCATTCTTTTGTACGTCTTGGGTCTGTGTTCCACCCTAAGAATATACGATTAAATGTGTTGTTGCCTTCTTTGCTTGCAAGCCATATATCCTCAAATAAACTACCTCGTTCTATTGTTGACAGTCCTATTAGTTTACCGCCTGTTGGTCTGTTAATCGTAGGATACGCAGCTGTCCATATGTCTCTGGCCCATTGTTGAAATGCCCACTCATCCAAGATAACTAAGTTAGCTGTAAATGATCGTCCGCTGTCAGGTGCTGCTGTGAACGACTTGAATGTTGAAGGTTCACCGTTCTTATGGTTGATTGTAACTTGTGTTGTTGTTGCGTATATCTGAGGCTTATCGGGCATATATCGTAATATAAAACTGACACGTCTAACAAGTTCTTTTGCATCATCATCCTTCTTACTTAACGCTACTACCATGTATCCTGGCTTGAATATCATACACCATACAGCATAGGCTAATGTAAGCCATGTAAGACCTAGTTGACGTGCCTTAAGGACTATGTTAAGCCTTTCGTTTTGGAAGTCATTTAAGGCTTTCTTTTGACCGTCCCACAAGATAAAGGGAACGGCTAATTCTTTAGAATCTCTGTCCTCTATGTATACATAATTTTCAATGAAGTATTCACAGTCTTGTTTTGCTCTAACTGAGCTTTCTCGTCTTTGCTTCTCTCTCAATAAAAGAAGCTTACGTTCTTTATCTTTTCTATCCATCATTCACCTACTTGAATATATCGGGATTATCTATAATCACTTGATGTAATCCTTTTGCAATTTCATCAGTGATTGATTCATTATCTCCACAATCAAATTTAATACTGCGTTCTCTCGTAATTGCATGTACTAATTCGTGTAAGAATGTTTGTTCACAACCTTGCTTATCTTGCACAGCGTTATCTATGTCAATAGTGTGCATTTCGTGGTTTATAAGCCCTCTACACCGTTTAATATCAATTATCTTGTCGCTCTGTGTTACTGTGTAATTCATGCCACCTACTTTTACTTTCTCAGGTATATTCATAAACCCTCCTATATTTTAGGTAAGTTATCGTTTTCACCCCAATTATACAAAACAGTTATTTTGTGCTAATATTATATCATTTTGTTGCTCAAACCCTCACTATCACTACATTACAAGAAATCAACAAAATAAGCGAATATTAAACTAATGTATAAACGATAACTTTATACAGTGAATTTGAGTTTTTATACATTACAATTGGAAGTAAAATTTCCAATTTGGAAGTATAAACCCCTATATTTTTGGCACTAAATATCACCAATATTCCTCGTGTTGTAGTAACCCCTAGCAAATATCAATTGGAAATAGAATTACCATTTAGTTATATTTCTCTATTTCTGCGTCAATATCTGCATCGGATAAGGCGGTTATGTCTTGATTGTAGTTGTGGTTGATATTATCTGTTTCAATTCTATCAGCCCAACCATAGTTATTTTTGAGGTTGAATATAATCCCGCTTGCGTTGCGGTTTGTGAAGAGGTTTTCCTCTGCAAAGTTCTGTATTTTCAGCTTTGCCGCGCGTACAGTGTCAAAAAACTCTTCTTTATTACCATAATTCAGCAATGTTTCTCTATTCGTGTCTAATGCTAATGCTAGTCCTGTTATTGTCAACGGTCTTATGTTCTCTGTATTCTTATTACCTTTATCATCTTCTACTACCCTATAACAACTATTAAAGTATTCATCTATTTTCTTTTTCATGTCTTCTACTGTTCCAAATAGTAATGGCCTGCCGTTTGGCATACCTGTTAATTTACTCATAGTTACCTCCCTAAATTTATCAATTCGCACACCATTGTAGTAATTACTGCTGCTATAAATATCAATATAAATATCAGTTTAATTATATATGACTTACCATATCTAAATATCAACTCTCTCATACCGCTCCTTTAGCCGTACACAGTTCTCATTTTACTTTGTATACATACAATCGTGACCTAATCTTTCACTTCTTTCTATACTTGTTTCGTTGCTATTGTAATAGGCTGATTCTTCGTTGAAGCTTAATCCTTCACACGGTTTAACATCGTCGTCGTCATCATCGCTTGAGGAATCCTCTTCACAAGTTTTGACTGTATACCACCAAATTATAATAGTTGTGTAAATATATGCCCTGGCATTTAACCCTTTTAAGTTTAAATACTTAATTAGTGGATTATTAATTTCATTGCAATTATAAAGATTTGCATTAGTTTTAACATCACATTCATGCAACCCTAAGTTTGCACTTTTAGTAATTTCCTCATTAATCTTTTCAATTAATTCAACATTCTCTTTTTCGTAGTCAGAAACAAATTGTTCATTTTGCTTTTGTATAGCCAACTGTGTTGCTTTTTTAATTTCAATAACGTCTATCATGTCCCTACCTCATAATATCGCTCCAGTGTTTTATCCAATCTCGGGCAACCTCGGCATTTCGGTCTCGTCCTTCTGTCCTGTGCTAATATTCTCTTTTTCGTGTCGTTAGCATCTATATATTGCAATGCACAATCTTGGCACGTTATTAATCTTATCCAGTGTATAATGTATGTTCTCATGTTATCCTCTTACTGTTCCACATAAAAAAAGAAACCCACAAGTTTTAATACCATTTAGAGCAACACAGCTCTAAAACTTAGGATTCCTTTAATTTTTTTAATTGACAATCTCTATTTGTTTTTTACTGACAACCCACTCATCATTTTTCAAATCTTTTACCCACAATGAATTCTTATCTCTTTCCCTTGCATCATATATATTACCCTTTTTCAGCGATATTCTTTTATTAATTAACATTTTAACTTTCATCTTGTTCCCTCAGCTTTCTTATTATCTCTGTTGCTGTATCTAATGCTACTATCAGCTTTATATATCCTGTGCGGTCTGTTCCTAGCTTCTCAGCTTGTATCCTTAATGCTTCGTATTCTTCATCTGTCATGCGGAATGTTCTTCTTGTGTCGCTCATTGTTCACGCCTCCGCGTATCTATTAAATCTTGTTGTGCCCATCCATATTGAGTTTCGGGACTATTTTCATAATCTTCAATGAATTGTTCTCTTTCTTCTGCTAACTCTCTTTCACAATCACAACTATTTTCTAATAACTCTCCGCAATATTGACAATAAACTTTTCTCATTTTGTTTCCCTCCGCCATTTATTTGATATACCTATAATATATCTTGTCATGACGTTTGTCAAGTATTATTTAACATTATTTTATTGTTAATGTCAACAACACTTTCACCCCTATAAAAAGGAGGTAGCCTGCCAAAATTCGGCAGGCTGTATGAAGAATTATGAATTATTGTCGCTTGGGTATAGTTCTAGCCAAACTACTACAGTGACATAATATCACGTTTATTTTACCCCCGTACACCAAATGCAAAAATATATTGATTTATTTTTACTCCTTGTATTTTTTAAGAAGATAAGTTAATCCGAGCTTAGATAATCTATTGAATACCTTCTTTTTATCTTTTTGATGTTGTTCTTCTGTTTTAAAGAATCCACAGTCTTGGCATTCTTTTTTAGTAAGTGCTGAACACTCATTCCCTTTATCCGCAAAACATTTATCCATTATGTATTTCCCCCCTATTCTATTTCTCCTAATTCTTTCCCCACTGTATATACAATCCTCTTGCATACTCTTGACAGTGTATTTACACTCAAAATTACTATTTTACCTTTTCTTTTTACTCTTATATCACAATCTATGTACCGTCTGCCCTGAAAAAAGTATTGTCTGGCAAACTCCTGTTCAGCCTTGTCCATGTTTTCAAAAGCTGTTTCAACTGCTATAATATTTGCCAACAATCGCACCATAAATGGGCTATTGAGTTGTGTTGCCTTGTCACCCGTTGTATCGCTCAAATTCGTACCTCTAGGCTGTCCGTCGGGTGGTGAAGGTGACGATAAGAGAATCGAGCTTGTCCGTTGTGCGTATTCTTTTCTCATAGTGTCGTACGAGGATAATATCGCTTGTATCGTGTTCCATTTGTAGCTTGGGATTCCTCCTGTGTAATTTCTCAATTATCTACCTCCTTTGCCTCCCAACATGCATCCTCTAAATAATGAGCAAAGGTGTGGTCACTGCAACCTTTTAGTTCGAATATTTGATATGTTGGGCTTTTGTATTCACTATCGTTTGCAAGTTTTACCAACAACTTTCCCTCTATCGCCTGTGCAATTGTCACCATGCGTGGAGATGGCTTTTGTTTGTAGACTTTTACATTGTGTTTGTTAAATTCGCTAAACAGTAGAGGGCTCCCACATTTATCTGTTAATCGACTATACTCAGGGTTGTCACTAACATGTACCAATCTACGTTCACAACAACATTTTTTATGAGTTACCCACACAGGCTCGCCGTCCATCTGCTCTAACTCCGCTATTGTCAACGGCTTATTATCTTTGCATATTTTACAACTAAACTTTTTATGGTCTAACCCATTAAAGCAATTACAACAGTCACGGCTTTTATCTAGTTTGCAATTGTCGCATATCCTTTTATGTTCACATTTCATCAATCTACCTCCTTAATAATTAAATTATTTTTTACTCTCCAGTTAGGATCACAAACATAGTTAGTGCATTCAATATGACATATGCCGTCGCTGTCATGATTTAATCCTAAATTAATGCTATCCGCAGTACATTTACAATTTTTATTGTTTATGCAGTCAACTACATCACAATTTACAATCATCAATCTACCTCCTTAAAATTTATTGAATCCACGTTGAATTTTATAACCTCTGTTCCATTTTCAAGTTTTACAAGACAAAAATCGCGTTCTAGCCCATTTCTCGGTATATGTCTTTCTATTTCCACGACTTCATTATGTCCTACCTCGTAAGATTCATATTCCTCTCCATTTTCAGTAGTATAAAACCAATTACAAATAATCTTTCGTATTCTTTTCATTCCACTACCTCCATCACTTAATTATTTTAGTAATCTGTCTCCATTTTCGTCTACATCAATAAACAGTACACTTACACCTTCTTTATCTCCCACCCAAAAATCGTCTATGAATCCTTTTATGTACCTGTGTGTATCGTTTTTGAGTAGTCCAGCTTTTACCATTCCATCTAAAATGAATTTCTTTGCAAATGCTATATTGTCAGGGTCAACTTTTACGTTTTTAATACTCCAAATGAATCTAATTTTAACTAGTTTTTCAATCGTGCCTTGCTTTAGTGAATACAATCTTGCAACTTCTGTTTCTCTTTTTTTAATTGCAGAAGCGATAAATTTATTTGTACGCTCTGCGTCTATGTAGTCGTTTAACTGTGTAAATTTGTATGGTATAAACATTGCTATTCCTCCTCGTAACTCGTGCACAATTTACATTTATCGCATATCTCGTGTGGTTCTTCATCGGTTAAATATCCGTCGCATTTTCCGTTTACATATTGATGTGGTTCTCCTATATCTTTTCTCACCATTTTTTTAATCAATGTGCAATTTTCTATTGTTCGCTTAGCCATGTCATTCCTCCTAATCCTTTTTAAGCTATTTTTATTTATGTCAATGTAACTTTTCACCCATACATATATAAAACTTGTCCTCGTGTCAATTTTGAGCTTTGAGCGGTGGTTAGAAAGGCAAATCTTGACTGTTGAATTCGTCTGCACATTTACTACACCACGATTGTCCTGTCGGCAACTCTTGTACTCCATTTTTTATAAATCTAATTAACTCTTTCGTAAGTGGCCTATCTAGTACAACAAGTGTATCACCACTACTTTGAGGGATTCTTATTGCGATTCTACCCTCACTGCTGTAAGAAATCTGAGGAGCATCGTCTCTAATTCGGTCTATCGTTTCAATCTCTGTTTTTTGCATTTCTCTGCGTTTAATTATTTGTAAACTCATAATTTCTCCTTTTTAATTTTAACTTAGAAGGGAAGTTGGTCCGTATCAATCGGATAAAACCCAAGTTCACCATCTATAACCCTTTGCGTTTCAACTGGCTTTATAAACCCTTTCACTGTCTCTGCTGCTATAGTATTTGTCAACTCGTAACTGTCGTGATTATCAACTTGCTTACTCTCTGCAAAATAAGCCTCATCCGCAACAACATCGGTTGCATAATGTTTTTTACCTTCATTATCGTCCCAAGTACGAGTTTGAATTGACCCTATTACGGCTACCTACTGACCTTTTTTAAACCATTTTGAGCAAAACTCAGCTGTTTTATTTCACGTTATGATGTTGATAAAATCTGCTGAAACTTGTCCTTCTTTAGCGAAACGACGATTGACTGCAAGTGTAAAATTGCATACTGCCATATTTGTAGTAGTCGTATATTTAAGCTCTGGATCCTTTGTTAATCTTCCCATTAAAATTGCCTTATTGATGTTGCCCACCTCCTTCGGTCAAATTTAAATATATACAATCCTTTTTATGCTCTTTTAAGTCTTTGCAGAATTGGCACGCCATCCCCTCGCCATAATTTATACGAGGGTCGCACATACTCAGCACAGAAACTAATTGCTTTATCTTTTCGTCTATACTTTTACTTTCTGTTATAACAAATCTGTCAGCGCGATAAGGGTGTACTTCTCCGTCATCACATACAATTTCTAACATTTCATATCCTGCATATTCATCATCGTATAAATTTAACACTTTGTATTCTTTACCTATTGTTAACATGTCTCTCCATGTGTGAGAATTATTTATACATCTTGCCAATTTATTTTCTTTATTCATGGTTTACCTCCCTCTTGATTAATTTAATTGCCGTATCTGCTATAAATTTAATGTCAACTTCTCTATAACAATGTCTTTCATCCCTATCACACAAAGGTATTCTTATTTCAATTCCACCTTGGTCGTATGTCTTATATGTGCTTGTTGGTTTCCCGCATTTAATACATTTTGCTGTTGTTGTGCTTGATAAATGTCCTATTCTCATTTTTCTTCCTCCTCCACAATGATAAAATGTCCTTCTTCATAAGTGTCATATCCGTTTTGGTCTACGTCTGGATCAATAAAATCTTCTTCGTCAGCTTCGGCTCCTAATGGGCACGAAAACGCATGACACCTTCCTACTGTTTTACCTGTTTTTTTGTTAAATTCTAATTCTTCCTGCTCTGGATGCCTACAATTGTACCCATTGTTGCAGTTAAAACTTTCCTCAACGCAAGCGTTGTAAAAATATCCACAAGTATTAGCAAACACATCAATATCATAAATTTTCATTTTTCGTCCTCCTTAAATTTTTTCAATAATTCATCAGCCGTAAGTTTTAGCACTTGAATATTCATTTCAACCTGCCAATCAAGCCTAATATCATTTATGCAGTCTAAAATTACATTTAGGTATTTGTTTATTTTTTGTTTAGTCATATCGCTCCTTTAAAAATTACTACCATACTTGGGAATGGTGCCGAATTTTTACTGTCCCCAAATTTCAGACGACCCTTTATAAATCTAATTTCCGCTTTACTATATATGTATCTGTGAAACCACCTTGTGTCTGTTCTTGATGGTAATAACATAACGATTGTGTTATCGTTTACCCAGTGTGTATTGAACGCATGTTCCACCCATTTCCCAATTTCGCGGCCATATGGAGGGTTACAAAATACTGTATCGTGTCCCCAAAATTGCTTTAATCCATCTTGTTCCTTAGTGAAATAACGATTACATTTTGCGTTTTCTGCTGTTGCACATGGATCAAGCGTAAAATTAAATTCAGCGTCTAATTTATCAAAAAAATCTTTTGGAGTAGCCCAACCATTGTCGTTACTGCTAAACATTAATTCCATGTTCATACCGCTCCCCTCTCCTGCAACTCATAGTATATATTGTGATACTTTTCCAACTGTTCGATATACTTCTCATATCTGCCACTTTTGCGGGCTTCACTGAGAATACTTTTTACTTGCTTGACTGGTCTGCTGAGGTCCTCCGCTATCTGTTTGACTGTGTTTCTTTCGCCGCTGGCATGGGTATATATGCAAATTAAACCTTCGGTTAAATCGCTCAGCTCTCTATGTTCTGTTTTAGCCGGCTTTATTATTACCGCTTTCTTTTTAACCTTTCGCCGACCCGCTCTATACCATTCTTTTTGCAATTGCCTGTTATGTTCTTTTGCACATTCACCTGGACACACTTTTTGATTAAACACCATCCACTTTTCCATTTTGCATATTGGGCATATTTTTAATATTCGCTTGTACCCTGTTTTAATATATTCAGCCATTTGGCTCCTCTATATACGGACAATCTAAACATCCTTTTTTAAATGTATCGTATAAATCACATCCCTCATGGCAATCTTCGTATCCGCATTCAAGGCAACAAGTATCTTGGTTACAGCAATCTTTTACATCTGTATCCGCATAACATTTCATAAACTACCTCCAATCTGTTTATTCATATTACCTATTTGTGCCATTTGCTGTTTTAGCTTATCAGGCAATAAATCATCTTGCTTTTTTCTTGTAGCTATCGAGTTGTACGCCATTCTGAACTGTGCCCTTACTGTATCCGTGTTCTCACTTATGCAAATTTCCCTGAATCCCATACTTTCAACTACTTTTCTTGTGGTTTCCGTCAAACTTGCTAGTGCTCCCAATTCGTCATAATATCCAAAATTTGAAATAGCTTTTTTGACTTCACCCCATGCTTCGGCATCAGTTGACATAATAGGATTTTTTATTTCTGAAATTCGTTTTGCTACATCGGCGATCGTTGGAGGATATGTATTCTCATAGCTTAATTTTTTCACTGCCATCGCTATTAATTCAAATGATTCATGCCCTAGTAGCTCATGCCATAATTCAATTTTCAAATCCAATTGGCTTTCATCTGTTTTAAAGTTTGGATATAGAATATTCAACATCAGTAATAATTTCGTTGTTTGTATCTTGTCCATTTTCATCCTCCATTTTCTTTATTTTTTCTATCAATAGTTCGGATGTAGTTTTTGGTTTATTTCCTTGGCTCGGCGGTTCTTCAAAGTTTTCATCTAAATAATCAACGTAACCACTGTTGAAAAATGTACTTCCGTTCTGATACGCTTTCCATGTTTCTTTTGTCCTAACATATCTATCAATACATTTTTGCAATATTTCAAAGCCTACTTTTTGCAACTCTTTTTTATTTGTATCTGATATTTGCGCTTTGCCTTTTTTATTCGGATAAAGTTTCCAAACACTTTCAAAAAATAATTCAATGTCTTGTTTTATATTTTGTTTTAAAGATTGTTTTATATTTTGTTTTAAAGACTTGTTTTCTTGGTGGAACAACTGTTCCACTGGGGGGATGAACAACTGTTCCACTGTTGTATTGAAGTATTGTTCCACTGGGGGGATGAACAACTGTTCCACTGTTGTATTGAAGTATTGTTCACCTGTTGAAGTATTGTTCACCTGTTGAAGTATTGTTCTACCCTCCCATTCGTCGTAATGTTTGTTTAACCCTAATATTTTAGCTGTTGTGTCTGTATGACTTTTTATTACCTTTATAACTTTTTGCTTAATTAAATTATTAAGCTCATTTGATATATACCGTTTAGAAATATTGATTCCTTTTGCAATAAAACTCTCTGATATTGAATGTTCTTTTCTACTAAATCCGTATGTATACCTACAAACAATTAACAATATTTTGAGTTGTGTTGCGTTAAATTTTGATTTATAAATTACCTCTAAGAGTTCATTACTAATCGGTGTATATCCGTTTTCTTTTTGAGGATTGTTCAACTATGTCACCTTCTTTCTATTTACCCCACTTCTCCAGCATTAAATTCTTCTCACTTGCCGTCAATGTATCAATTCCCAGCTCATCAGCTTCACCGATTACCCCATCTAAAAAAATGCTGAATTCTTTACTGTCGTACCCGCTTGACCCTTTTAATATCGCCAAATGCTTGAATGTCTTACCGTTTAGCTCACTTTCGCCAATCTCTACACAATGATTGTTTGTTGCCCTAAAAATCATATCAACGGCATCCGCCAAAACTGAAAGTAGTTGTTTTTCACGCTGTCCATATTTCTTTAGCATTTCAATGTATAATTCTTCTTTGCTCGTGCGGACTATATCGGCTATTTTGGAGATTAATACCCATGCGTACGAATTTGCGTCAAGACTTCTTATTTTACGAAACTGTTTAATTTCAACCGTCAGCGTTTTATCTTTGCCTAATATCTCCCTTAATTCAGTAGCATATTTTATCGCGTCTACTCTGCTACAATTAAGTGTTAAAGTAAACTCGGGCATTGATTTTTCGTTGAAAGATAAGCGGATAGTGTTACTTGTCGTTTTCATGCGCCCTCCAATCTCTTATTGGCCAATTCAACATAATTTCTATCAATTTCAAACCCTATATAACTAAGGTTTAAGTTTTTGCAAGCTATGGCGGTTGTGCCACTTCCCATGAACGGGTCTAGAACTGTTTTACAATCTTTAAACATTTTCAAAACTGTTTCGTACAATAAAACAGGGTCTTGATATTTATGTACTTTCTCTATTCCACATCTTTTATAACTAGCCACAGGGTCAACCCCAAACGTATCTGACCATATGTATTTATTTATCTTGTAATCGTCTGTCAGCTGATATACAAATATAGGATTATATCTGCTATGATTCATAATTACGCCCTTGCCCCATATCATTGTGCGTTTCGGCTCGAACCTTTTTATCTGTTCATTCATCCTTGATGGAGATTGAATTACAATTACTGCGTTTTTGGCTACTCGCAACATTTCTTTATGCCACTTGCTATATAAATCCCAATATTCACTATCTGTCTTTACATTCGCATCCTCGTTTTTAAATGGAACACTTGTAAATACTAAGTCGACACTGTTATCACCCAACCAACCCATACCGTTTAAACATTCCAGCGTATAAATTTTATTAAACATGTCCTGCCCTCTATTCTTCATAATATAGCCATCCTCCCATTAAAACCATGGTTTCCTCGTTTGTATATCCCATCTCAAAATAAGTCAGTTGCAGACCTAGTTTTAATTTCATGCGTAAATTTCCGTTTCCGTTCTCAATGTTGTTATGGTGGCACTCATGGCAAAGAAGGATTAAGCTATTGATATTTTCAGTCTCTCTCCATGTACTTCGCTTAATGATATGGTGAATGTTCAACCCCTCATGCCCTGTACAATTTTCACATAACATATTTGACCGCTCGTATACTTGCTTTCGTAGCTTAGCGGGTATTCCGTGTCTCACGATTTCGCCAACATGGAATCGTATGTGCTTCTTACTTTTTCGTATTCATCAGCCGTCATTTCGTCCATACTCTTGTTAAAATTCTTGCGTACAGAAGAAACAACCGAAGCTATTGTGATTCCCTTGGAGGTTGCTATATTGTATAAAGCTTGGCTTCTTGCGGATGGCTTTGTTTCGGTTTTCAGTGGTTCTTTTTTAGTCGTTGGTGCCCCTTTGCTTATGTCGTCGCTGTGGGTATTGTCAGTATCTTCGCCAGAAAATAGCATAAAGGTTTTAGACAACATGGTCTTATATGCGTATGTAAATGCCTTACCACTCCCCTTGTCTTGACTATCCGCACCATTGCCAAAACCCACCAATGTTTCAAATTCTCCTGTTTCCGTATCAACTATTTTAAAATTAACTTTTACCTGCGTGACATTTCTTGTTTTCGTAGAAATTTTTCCGTTGTATTCGCTTTCAAACGTGCTGTTTTGCTCTGAAATATCACCATCAACAGGAAATACTATGAGCTTGTATTTTTTGAATAAAGGTTTAAGCATATTAAGGACTTCTTTTTCTCCAACCGCTCTGTAACTATTTGTGCCTGAGCCAACTGTCAAATCTTTTTCCAGTCCTTCGGATTCCACCATTATGTTGTAAATTTTCTCATATAAACTCATAACACCACCTCAAATTCAGCAGGCTTTTCTACTACCGTCACACCGTCTACGACTTGTCCATCCTCAGTGACAACCTTATCCCCTACAACTTTAATTAGCTTCTTAAATTCGCCCCATTTTGGCTCTTGCGTTGTTTTTATGTAGTCGGCGTAGTCATTCTCCTCAAAAAACTTAATAAGTTTTGTTGGCTCACGCACAAATTCATTCGTCAGATTACCTAATTTCAATTTGCCCGAAGGTAACTCGTAACTTTCTATTCCAGTCTTAGATTTCTTGTGTTCAACCCTTGCAAAATATTGTTCTAGCCGTGCCTTAAAATAACTTACCCTACTTTCTAACCGTGTTTCGTAGTTTCTAATCTTCTGTATACATTCCATTTTTTCATACTCTAAAATGTCCGTTAACCTTTTGGCATCCGCTTGTTCTTCCTTGATTTTCTTTATACACCATTCCGCCATAATATCGCTGTCTACAATAAAAGTATCTTCAACATCAATCTCATCTGGTGTATCAACTACAAAACCTTCTTTTTCTTGTATTTCGTCGATAATTTCAAGCAAACCCATTTCTATTTCACTCATACATTTACCTCCGCTACTTCTTCATTAGTTCCTAGAGCAAAAAACTCCACTCCTTCATACATCACGCTTACCTTTTTGCCATATATTTCAGAATTAAAATCATTTATCTTTACATTAATGCCTAAATGTTTTGCAATTTTGAAAATGTCATCAACACCGCTTATTAGTACACCTGTGTTAAACATGCCACAAAATCTAATTTCCCCATACCTAAATTTCTTTTCTTTCTTATACATTTCAACGTACGCCTTCAATTGCTTAATCATCGTTATTTTCTCTGCCATCTTCTTTTACCTCCAATATAAATTTTTGTGCGTATTCATTCAAAAAGCATTCATTATTACAAAATTCTTCGCCGTCCTTGCTGTCCCTTACGTATTCCTCACCGACTATCAAACTTTCACCGCAACGCTTACATTTACCGCCGATTATTTCGACTGGCTCGACTGGTTGCCAGTTGCCGTAAGCTTTATCGAAATAATAATTACCAATTGGCTTCACTAGATACCCCCTTGATACGCCACCAAATTTAATTTAAGATAGACGTGTAATTTTTTATGTTTACGTTTTGGAATCGTCGTCCGTCAATGGCGACTTTTCTTTTTTACATATTGCACATTTGAAATTATCGTCGCCTTTAAAACCGTGCAGCCACATACAATTATTGCAAGGTGGTTTTTTCGCATTGGCATCGATATATTCGCAAAAATTACAATGCCCTCCATGATTACACATTCCCCTCAACCTCCTAATTATTGTCGTCGCCACGTTCACAATCTGTGCATTCCCACTTGTCGTACGTTTCACAACTCACACATGGCTCTTCTCCAATATCTGTCCCATTAGCCACGCAATTACTGCAACGAATTTCCAACCCACATGTTTTACACTCATCCATTGTTCAACCCCCACACCTTCTAAGTTGTAATTGTTAATACAATCGATTATTTTCACAAAGTCACCTATCTTCATAATTTCACCTCACACAAATTTAACTTGATATTTCCTTACAATACCCTCAAAAATAACTTTCAG